GAGTTTTCTATATACCATCCACCAGGACCTTGAAAGCCATGATTAAATATTCTAACCCAAGGAATATCTTCTCCTTTGGTTGCTGGTAAGAATCTAATAACAGCATAACCATTACCAGCCTTATCAACAGACGGTTGCCAAAATCTAGTATCGGCACCACCAGAAGTTTCCTTGCTTGTTAGTTTATTTGTTTCTTGTAAAAGTTTGTCAAGATTAGTTTGACGCGAGCGTTTGAGCTCAGCAAATGATTGTGACATTGTATCTCCTTATATTGCAATGTATTAAAATTGTCCACTTTATTCATAATATAAACTTATTATATGTTATTATTTATTCTCGGTCAACAACTTTCTCTGCTGTTCTTGCAGGTTTCTGATCATAGTTTTAAGTTTTTGATTTTCTTCTCTAAGATCTCTTAGTTCACCTTGATAACTTTCTACTTCTTTATTCATTTTTTCTCCTTTATTATATTTTCTTTATACCAAGTATTTGGACATCCTTTACAAAAAGTATTCCATACAGCCATTGTAATAATATAGCATACCCAAAATATTATAAAAAATATAAAAATTTTTAATAAAATATTACATAACTTCCAAAAAAATAATGATAGTATACCAAATAATTTTATAAAAATACTTTTTTTAATATTGTTTTTCCTTTTGTACTATCGAAGTTTACAAATGGACTGTACTTCTCCATTCTTTTTTTGAATTCTGTCCACACTGGATCATTTAATATCTTATTCCATCTTCTAGTATAATTTAAAACTCTGTCAATAATAACCATAGTCTCAACATAGATGTCGTTCCTCAGTACACATTGTAATAATATTGGGTGACCATCTTCCATAACAAATAAACTTTCAAAATCTAAATCTCTATCTTTATAATAGTCTTTTAAAAATTTAAGATCCTGTTCAAAAATATAACTTAAACTGTCTTGTCTCTTCTTCCATGATTTATATACTTCTTCAGCTTTCATTGTAAGAATATTTCCAATCCAAAAATCTTCACCATCTGCAAAGTTGCTTACAAATAAATCTTTAAGCTGTTCTTTATCATACTTACGTTCTAGTTTAGTAAAGAAAAATTTATCTTTTCTTTTTAAAAAACTATCTTCTTTGGCATTAACTTTACCATTATATTTAAAGTAATCATAACTTGTAGTAAAATGATTTCTAATAGATAAGTAAAGTTTGTATGCCTTGAAGCCCTCGTAAATATTATTCATCTTGTTTCATAAAGTTAAGTACAGTAGCTTCTTCTTTAATTTGTTTCTTGATTTTTTGGTTTATAAGTTTAGCAGCACTTTCTATCTCAAGATTATTTTTATCACAATAATCCATTATAGCATCCATATAAGATATTTCTTTTTCTTGAGCTAGATCCATAATTATTTTACTAAACTTAGAAGTTGTTAATACATTAATCATTCATCTTACCTACACTTCTTCTTTGTATATCCTCAGATAGAAGTTCAGGCCAATAAATTTCAAATGCAAGTGTATTTTCATTAGCTTTAAATAAATGATACTCTCCAGGTTTAACAGACATAAAGTCTCCTGAATATAAAATAGTTTTATCAACTAATTCATAATCATTTTTATATACATGAACCTCAAGTTCACCATTTTCAATGTAGAACCCATTCCACTTATGACTATGTTTATGAGTACTACATTCACCACCTTTGTTCACTTCAATACGGTGAAACTCTACTACAGGATTTTGTAATAGTGATCTAGTTTCACCCCATACTTTTCCAGCTTTCATTTTACTCCTTATAAAATATATGATCTTCGTGTTTAACAGTTTTAATCTTTTCTTTAGCCCAATAAGGGTTAACATAAACAGCATGATACCATAACGCACCATCTGTAACGTCTTTTAGATTATAACCTGAAAGTACTTGATTGGCAACAGCTAATGCAATATTAAAAGATTCGTGATCATTTATTACATCTGCTTTGCCATCACAGTACCAACTAAATTGACATTTATCTCTTACAGGGACATCTTTATTCATATTATCTTTAAACCATTTATTCATTCGTGCTTCATATACAACACCACATACTGTGTTTGGAAAATCTTCGTTCTTAACTCTGTTCATAACTACTTGACTCACTGCTATTTGAGATAAGATAGATTGATTTCTAGCTTCAAAGTATGCATTTTTTGCAAGACATAAAACACTTTCGTGATCAAAGGTTTTAACTTTATCTTCAACTTGAGATAATACTCTAGGTTCTTTTTCCATATGTTCTTGAACATCCTTTGGAATTTCAAGATTAATTATAGAATAAAAAACATAAAAGAGTCCTATTGCAAGGACAAAAGATATATGATGTGATTTTATTCGCATAATACCTCCTTTATAAACGTGAGATTATTTATTATATGTTACTTTTGAATTTAAGTCAACTAACCAGAACAGTTAGTTTATTGAGATTGTTCCTTATCATTACAACCACACTTTACTTCATAATCATGGATCGCAGCTTTGATAGCATCTTCTGCAAGAACAGAGCAATGGATCTTAACTGGTGGTAACGCCAAAGTTGTTGCAATGTCAGTATTTTTAATTCCTCGTGCTTCATCAGTTGCTTTACCTTTTACCATTTCTGTTATTAATGAACTAGATGCAATTGCAGAACCGCATCCGAAAGTTTTAAATTTAGCATCCTTTATAGTATTGGTTTTTGGATCCACTTCTATTTGAAGTTTCATTACATCACCACAAGCTGGTGCTCCAACTAATCCAGTTCCAACATTAGGATTGTTTTTGTCCATTGATCCTACATTACGAGGATTTTCATAATGATCTATTAATTCTTTACTATATGCCATGTAATTATTTATGAAAAATTTAGGGCAGATTCAATCCTCAGGGAAATTATACTCTGCCCTTAATTTAGTTTACTGCTCAGCGCAGGCGTAAGAGTTGATCTCTAGACCTACTGAAATTTCAGTAATTTGAGGTTTTGTCCAAGCCATGTTATGCTCCTTAATTAAATATTAATATTTAGTTTGAGCCGGTTGCCTAAACGACCGCGGACCTCACACCATTATGTATATAAGTATACTATACACTACCTTAATATACGATTAACAAGTTGTTTAGAAACACCGGAAAATCGTTAAGAAATGTATTTTATTTTATTATCAATATCAATGGTTATTATCATTTTGAGTGATACTAACTCATTAAATTTAATCTTTTTACAAAACCAAACTCATCAGTTAAATGAAATATAACTTGATCCATTGTATCATGATCAAACACTAATATTTCATTTGGATACATTGCTGATTTAGGTTTTAAACCTGGTTCAAACATTACTGCAACCGCTGGATATCTTTCTATAAAAACTACTTTATCTTGTTTAATTAGTACATCTAATGTCATTACTCAAACCATCTTTTAACTCTTTCAATAGGTTTAGATAAAGGTCCATAAACATTCATAATAAAATTAATATGTTTATCTAACTTCTCTTCTATCCTATCTATTTTTTTTTCAATTTTATCTATTTTGTCCATAATTTGTTTAGGTGGATAATCAGACACTAAAGCTCTCCCCACATCCACATGATGATTTGGTTAAAGGATTATCTATCTTTAAAAAACTACCCATAAGCTCTTGTACATAATCTATAGTACTACCCATAATATACATTTCTGCAACTTTATCTACAGCAAGTACAACATTATCTTGTATTGGCAATATAGTGAAAGTATCGTCGTAACTATCAAGATAATCCCACTTATAACTAAATCCTGCACACCCACCTCCATTTACTCCAAATGAAATGACATTTTTATTATTCTTCTTTGCAATCTTGTAAAGATATTCTTTAGCTTTTTCTGTTAATGTTATCATATCTTCCTATTGGAACACTTCTGTTCCAAGGTGTGTTCCAAACCCGTGCTACCTAAGCAGCAAGTGCCATATCATTATCGTTGGCAGTTATTATGTGTTGATCTATTACGCAATCATCCGACTATCTCCAAATATTATCTATTATCTGTCGATCCTAGTTCGCCCCCTCATTCGGAGCTAGTGGTGGAGGCGCCGGGTACTGCCCCCGGGTCCAGCCTAACCAATAATATTCTTCATCAATAATAT